TGAGCTTCCCCCATTCCTAGTTGGTTTAAGAAAAGCATCTGTTACCTCACAGACGTAACGTCCGGGTTGTAAGATAGGAGCCGCTCCCGACACCTCAACACCTGACAAATTAAGTTCTCTAAAATTAAAAGCCATTATTGACCTCCTTCTTTTTTAATAGATTGTTTGTATTCTTGATCATTCATATCAAGTCGTTTAAGTAACTCAACGATATTACCAGTTTTTTCTACTGGCTTTAGTCGTCTTTTTTCATCACGAACTTTTCCGTGCCACCCACGTACCTCATCAGTAATTGTATAACGATGTACTTGTTGCTTTCCGTCAACTTCGCTTGAAACTCTTACACCACAAAACACACAATCAAATATACCCGGCAGTTGTTGCATAGTTGCTTTACCTTGAACCATACACCAGTAGTCTACACTACCATTGTCATCTGTACTTTCTTTTGCAAGAGCAGTAACTATCACGTGCATATTCATATCACGTATTGCTTTACAAGCTCCTATAAGTTGTGATGCGTGATTACCCCAAACGGCAAAGCCGTCTGCATTTTTCTTTCCTAACTTCTCAGCTAAGTCTTTCTGTTCTTTTTCTGCGTGTGCATAAGATAAATCAGAAAGTTCTGTAAGACTATCAATTCCAATCCACTTATAACCTTTCGATTTAAAGTCTTCTGATTTAGTCCATTTAAAAATATCTCTAAATGAATAAACACCTTTCTCTGGAACTGAAGGGTCTGACCAAGATGAGAATGGTAGGTAATCTATCTTTGCTTGTCGAATAGAACTTAATCCACTTTCGCCAGAAAAAATAAAACCTTTACCATATTCTTCTTGGAAGTATTTTAGTTGAGTGGTTTTACCCCACCCGTGATGACCATACAGAAGTACTTTTCTTTTTGCAGTGTCATCGTCTGATGTGTTCATAGGTTTGAACATTATTTACTCCTTGTTAATTTAACAGATACTGGTCCCGGCTTCCTAGTTAAAGCGGGAGCAAGAACTACTTGATCTGTTTCTGTTAGTTTTTGGAAGGTTCTTTTGTCTACCGTTAGCCTACGCTTAACGTGATCTGGCAAAGGTTTACTTTTAAATATGTCATCAAGTTTATCTTGATCCCAATTAAATCTCTCTTGCCTATTTATAGTGACAACATCATCACCATAAACTTTAGTTTGATCTCCAAATTCCTCTGGGAATTCAGAAATAATTTTAGCTTCTAACTGCTCAACTCTTTTTGTTGCATCACTAAGAACTCTTCGTTGATCTTTGAGTTCATCTATGATTTGCGACATAGGAGCATTTGCAGTATCAGCTTCAAATTTATCCCAATCAGTCATAGTAACCGTCCTTTTGTTGTTAATGGTGATACTAAATTACATTAGTAACAAATATAATACAAGATAATTATGTCTCATATACGATAAAGTTTTGTCGCATACATAATACAAACTAGTATTTATTTTCCATATGTGTAATTGTAATTCTGGAAATGGAGAACGCTATGAAGTTTAACGCAAAAAAATTTATACAAGATTGTGGTGGTGTCAAAGAGGTATCAAAGCTTCTAGATAAAACCAGAACCGCCCCATACAGAATGATGAGTACTGGTTATATGACTACTTGGCATTTTGAAAAAATTAAAACTAAAAAACCTAACATTAAAATTGACGATTACTTTGAAAGTGACCTTAAAGATGGCAACAAAAAAAGAAGAGTTTAAAACACGTGTTTATGATGAAGCAGTAAGAGCAGTAGAAAGAGGGTGGAATGTAATACCCTTATCAATCAAAAGTAAAAAACCTTTATGTGAGTGGAAAGAATTTCAAACACGTAAAGTTACACAAGAAGAAGTAGACAAATGGTTTACTGAAGGAGCACCTACATCAGGTGGTGGTAAAGCAGAAGTATTTAATCTTGCACTTGTCACTGGGTCTATTAGTGGTGTTATAGTTTTAGATTGTGACAATGATGAAGCAGTTGCTTATGCAAAAAAAAATAGACTAGTTTCTCCTATCGCTGTTAAAACTACACGTGGTTATCATTATTATTGGTCACATCCTCAACACGGAAAAAGATTTCAAAACAAAGTGGGTGGCACTTCACGTGAATGGATAAATGTTAAAGGATTAGATTTACGAGGTGATGGCGGATATGTTGTTATGCCTCCGTCTATTAAAGTTAACGAAGAGAATATTCCTACACATCAATACGAATGGAATGTTGCAGACGGACACGACTATGAAGATGTAGAAGATTTTGTTTGGCAAGGAAGTCCAAGTGATGTCGAGGAGCCTGAAGTTTTTTCATTTGATACTCTTGATTTAAGTTCAGTTAAGGTTGCTTCTATTGCAGATAGTATGTCTATATGGGAGCAAACTGAAAATCGTGTAAAGCATTTAGGTAGATTATTGTCTGAAGGAGATGGAACAGACGATTGGATGGTAAGATATTGTGGTCAAATGGTTAGACGTGGTTTAACTGGTGAAGATTTGTGGCAATCAATTATAAATTATAACGAAAAGTTTTTTGATAATTCTAAGTTTACACAAAAAGAAACTGATAATTGGATCAAAACAAAAATACAATCTTCTCTAGAAATGGATAGAAGAAACCATCCTGAAGACTATGATAAGAATGGACAACGTGTAGAAGAAAAAGAAGAAGTAGAAATACCACGTTCTAGATTACAACCTATCTATATAGATGCAGTAGATAGAATGTTAAAAGATATGGTTGATGAACCATATTGGTCTAATCCTTTAATTCCTGAAGCAACAATAACACAAGTGGTTGGTTTCAATGGACACGGAAAGTCTTATTTTTTATCAGCAATGCTAACTGCATTATCATCAGGCAATGAATTTTTTGGTCCTTATGAAATGGGTAGACCGGCTAAAGTTTTTTATATGGATTACGATAATCCAAGACGTACTGCGTTAAGGAGGATGCAAGAGTTTAACAAGACATTCGGAAAGACTAATGGTCATTTTGCTTTATGGTCTCCAACATTAATAAGTCCTGAAGATGGTGGTGAAATGAATTTAATGGAAGAGAAAGACTTCCGTTTGTTAGGTGAATGGTTAAAAGTTGTAAGTCCAGACATACTTGTAATTGATACAATCAGAAATGCGTTTAGAGGATTAGAAGAAGCATCACCTAAAGATTGGGGTGTTGTCAATCTTGTTGCAAAAAATATACGTAATGCGGGTGTATCTGTAATACTTGTTCATCATAGAAATAAACCCGGTGAAAGTGGTATGGGTCGTGAAGCAGGATCAACAGCACAATTAACTGACGTAGACACTCAAGTATTTATAACTCAGGTATTTAAAGATAAAGCTGAAGCAAAAGCAAAGGCGGGTTTATTAGATAATGATCTAACAATATTTACATTAGATGGTAGAGAGTTCTCTCCTTACAATTATTTACAAGCACAGATGAATGCAGATAGTAGGTTATCTATGGTTACACAAATTAGCTTTGGTAAAGTCAGACAACAAACTGAGCTACATCAAACACATTACATTGGTTGGTGTGAAGATTTAAGAACTGGCGAGAAGTATATTGTATCTACTAAATCTAAAAAACAACAAGCACTAAAACTTATTCTTAAAGAAAAGAAAACTCCAACAGAAACAAGTCGTATTATAAAAGTTCCAGTATACGAGATAAGAAGTTGGTTGGGGTTAGAAGAAACCTAATAGTACTAATAGACTATTAACTATCAGTTTTGACCGAAGGTCATAAACTGCTTAAAGTGTGTAAGTACTAATAGGTATACACCTCTGTCAAGATATTTGTCCACCCAAACTTTTAGACATTCCACTTCGGATGCTGAAGCATCCTCGTTTTTGTTAATGATTTCAAGTAGTTTGGGGGTAGCGATAAAACTTTGTTCCTTGCAATAATTTTATTTATCCTTAGAGTATTAGTAATGATTTGTTAAAAAAGGAGGGCAGATGGGTAAGCCAGTTAAGGTTACTCAAGAAACTTTAACTTATCTGGCTAATGCTTTAGAACAGAAAAAACCTTACACTGAAATGGCTAGACACCTAGGTATATGTGTCGATACCGTTAAACGAATATTATATCGAGAAGGATTAGCAGAGTTTGAGGGTGCGAAATATGTCATAGCTCTATCGAGCGATAGAAATATGAAGATGTGGGAACGCCCTTGTATGAGGTGTAAGAGTACTAAACCCAGACCTAAATGGCAGTATGTTTGTAACAAATGTAAAGAAAAATATAAGGAAGATTATTCGTGGGACGCTTAAAAAGTCCGAAAAATAAGGGCGATCAGTACGAAAGAGAACTAGCAAAGTTTTTAGATGAGCATATCTTTGACGAAGATAGACAGCGTGTACTACGTGCACCGCTTTCTGGAGGTGGTAGATCATTCGAACACGGCGGAGGTATGGATGTCTACGGATGCCCGGACATTTGGATAGAAGCAAAACGTACAGAAAAATTTAAAGTCTCCCCTAGTATAGAACAAGCCGAGAACGGTATCGCCGCAAAAGGTTCAGGTGATATACCCGTAGTATTCAATAGACGTAATCAAATGAAGACAGAAGATAGTGCAGTGGTTATGAGATTAGGTGATTGGATTAAACTTTATCGAGCATATTTAAAAGCAAAAGGGTATAAAATAAAGGACGACTTTACCAAATAAAATCTACATATTATAGGTAGGAGATTGAATGAGATGAACATATTTATACCACTTGTGCTAGTCTGTTATATGGGTAGTGGATGTGTGACGGGGTATCATTATAAAGCTGAGTTTGATACGTACGAAGAATGTGTAAGTTTTATACAAGACGGATGGAAAGACCAAGTGATTGAAGGTTTATCAAAACAAGGAGTTCCATTCACATATGAATTTAATTGTGGTCAGTTCAACCCAAGTGAATTCAAAAGTAAACAAGAAACAAAGGTGTATTATGAATTATAATAAAGACAAATCAAACATTCAGTTGCAAAACGGATCGTTTAAAGTTCCAGTCCACAAAGAAAAATTTATCCCAGTGCGTTCAGCAAAACAACCAACAACAACCCTACTTAATCCTTTACAAAAAACAGTTAGGATTAAAACAATAAAGGTAGTCTAATGGAATACAGAGATGCACCTCAGAGAATTGTAGGAGTTAACGAAGGTGTAAAATTATTACAGCGATTTATCATCGTCTACAAACCTACAACTGGTGGTAATGTAAACACTTGGGGCAACTCAGGTGGCACAAGTTTTCCAACTCCAGAGTATAGAACAACAACAAATATAATTAGACCGGGTGGTAATTTCTTTACACAAAAGATTACACCTTCTTCAGATAACACAGCTATCTCTGTAAAATTTCTTGTTTGGTCTAGCGGTATGCAGAACATAGAGTTCTGGTATAACTCTTGGGGCAAAGATATAACTGGTATTGTTCGTCTAGATATGGCGGCAACATACTATACGCTTTCCGTAGACCTACCATCTAGCGGTAACATCTCAGATGGACTTGATCAAATACCTTCTTACTCTTGGAATAGTGCGGCTTTACCACAACCTTATCAACTAAGTGGAACAAAGTCTTATGTCTATCCACATTGGATGAAGGTAGAAGAGTGGGAGAATGGAGACCCAAATCATCCACAAGTTAAGTACTGGACACACCCCGGTCACGATGGTGTAAAATCAAATCAAACACATCCAATGAACCACACAACTGGCAAGACATATGTGATGCAAGAAGAATTTAATTCTGATTACGCACCAGATTATACATCTAAAAAAGATGGGTCTATGACAGAAGGCGAGGCATCAAAAGGAGAAGTTAATCGAGATGGAGGATATGACTAATGCCTGAGACAGCAATGATTTGGAACGCAATATTAACGGTCGCCGGAGGATCATTGGTCTGGTGGATAAGGGGAGTATCTATGAAAATAGATAGTATCGAGAAGGAAGTCTACGATACACGCACCGAGATGGCAAAAGAATACGCTAGTAAAAAAGATTTACGTGTAAATATGGACGACTTTGCTAAAAGGTTTGATAAATTAGAAGAAAAGTTAGATACTATTCTTTTGAAAGTTAAAGTTAACGATTAGAAAAAGGAGAAACGTATGCCTAAAGTAGGTAAAAAAAAGTTCCCTTATACTGCCAAGGGGAAAGCAAAAGCAAAAGCTTATGCTAAGAAGACCGGCAAGAAAATGAAATCCAAAAAGTATTAGAAAGGAGAGACCATTATGCCAATGCGATCTACTTACAAAAAGTCCAAAAGTATGAAACAAAAAGGACAAGCTAAGAAGACTAGTGCAAAAGCTATGAAGTCTAATAAAGTTGGAATACGAACTAAAGCTCGTATGAAAGCTTCTAGACGTAAGAGTTTAGCTAGGTCTTAGTGCGATCACGAAAAAAAAGTGTCAGTCGTGTGGGAAACTATTATCCCTAGACAAGTTCTATCTTGAGATAAGAAAGAACGGACAAGAATATCATCGACCTTCGTGTGGTGTGTGTCTTACTAAACGCAGACGTTTACGATATTGCCGCACACCTGAAGGATATCTCCGTAGACTAGTCAGTCAACTTAAATCCCGGAGAAGAAATCAATTCATTAAAATAAATTTTAGCAGTGAAGATGTATTAGATTTGTATCATCAACAAGATGGTAGATGTGCAATTACTGGTGTGCGTATGACACACATTGCATCAACCGATGGTCTACGATCTTTCAACAGAAACCCACACAACATATCAATAGATAGAAAGAGGGGGACAAAGCCTTATGTTTTAGATAACATACAATTAGTGTGTAAAAGAATTAACTTAATGAAGCACACTATGACTGAAGGAGAGTTTAAATTATGGTGCAAAAGAGTGATACAACATCAAACATAATACCATATGTAACAGAGATACCTATGCCATTAGTAGAGGTGGCTCCTCAATCTGTATTATTTCACGTACCTTTGAAGAATGAGAAAGGTGAAACACATTGGTATGGTATACAACTATCACCCGAAGAGGCTATGCTTACGGGATCACATCTCATACAAGGTGCAGATATGGCTACTGATATGGAGTTAGATAGTTAAGGACAATACGTTGCAATAACCCTAAGACCTTCTAACTCACCATTATTTATATAATAGCCGTGGCTTGTAGGATCGCCTTTAATTTTTTCCCACGTATGTGTAGTGTTATTCTCTCTCCAATATTCAAAACTATCTAAACAACTCATATCTTTTTGATAGGGTACGGGATGATATAATAAACCCTTACTTGTTATTAGTATTACGATTAATGTTTTCATTTTTCATCTTTTCTCTTTTATCTTTGGTGTCAAAGAACCTCTGATTATTAAGTGTAGCAACAGACCTTTTGCTTTTTACAACTCTAGGATCATCACTATCTACGTATCCACGTAATAGAATACTTAATCCACTTTTGATTTGTTCTTTTTCTCCCACGTTATTTGTACCTCTCCACCTAATGCCTGAACTAGAGCCATAAAATTACCAAGCAAAGGTTCGTGTCTTCTCCAAGATCGTAAGGTGCTTTCAGATAGACCAGACTTCTTAGATATAGAGCACATAGTTACCCCACGTTTCTTAGCTTCTTCAAAGAACTGATCAACTAATCTTTTCCTCATAACTTTAACATACCTTTGATATTATCTTTGGCTCTACTCTCAACCCAACCTCTGTATCTCATTGTCTGAGATATGTCTTTATGTCCAAGCAGTGTCTGAATATCGCCGATATCTGCTCCACTCTTTGCCAATAACCAAGCAAATGTGTGGCGAAGATCGTGTACTCTGACGTGTCGGTGGACACCAATACCCTTTAAAATTGATCGCAAGTTTTTATTTAATATCGCCGAACTAACCTCATCAAATATAGAACCATAAGAATTACGTGATAATATTTCTTTCAATGGCTCGTAATAAATAGGTATAGACCTAGAGTTAGTCTTAAATTTCCCGGAAATGCAGGGACGT